GGACGGCGGGGGCAGGCTCACCATCGCGACCCTGACCAAGCTCGGGCTCGACGTCGCCGGCGGCCGTCCGCACCCGCTGGTCGACCGGCCGTCGCCGAAGGGCTGACCGATGGTCAAGCGCCCCACCTCGATCGACCGGATGCCGCCGGAGGTCCGCGACTGGATCGGCCGCTTGCGCGACCAGGGGCGCACGCTCGACGAGATCGTCGCCAAGCTGCGCGAGCTGGACCTCGACGCGCTGCCGTCGCGATCGGCCGTCTACCGGCACCTGAAGCGAGCCGAGGAGGTCGCGGCGAAGGTCCGGGAGTCGAGGACCGTCGCCGAAGCCGTCGTCCGCCAACTCGGCGAAGGGGAGCCGGACCGGGTCACGCGGCTGAACATCGAGCTGATGCACAACGCCGTGTTCGCCGTGGTGACCCGCGTCGTCGACGGCGAGCCGGTGACGCTCTCGCCGATGGAGGCGATGCAGCTCGCCAAGGCGCTCGACCATCTCGGCAAGGCCGCCAAGGACGACGTCGCCCGCACCATCGCGATCGAGAAGCGGGCGACCGAGAAAGCCCGGGCCGAGGCGCTGAAGCAGGCCGAGGCGACCATCAAGAACGTCGTGAAAGAAGGGGGCCTGTCGGCCGAGGTGATCTCGCAGTTGCGCCGTGACTTCCTGGGCGTGCGCCCGAAGGTCGAGGAGTACTCCGATGCCGGAGAGACCTGACCAGGTCGCCGGTCCGCCGGTTCTCTCGCGCGACCCGACCACACCGCTGCCGGGCGATCTGCCGCGTGGCGGCGAGGTGCCCGAGGGACTGGATCCGCTCGCCGACGGCGTGCTGATGGCGCACCAGGCCGAGTGGATCGCCGACGACAGCGACCTCAAGCTCGGCGTGAAAGGCCGCCGCACCGGCATCACCTTCGCGGAGGCCCTCGACCACACGCTGATCGCGGCGGCCAAGCGATCGGCCGGCGGGCAGAACTGCTTCTACATCGGCGACACCAAGGACAAGGGCCGGGAGTTCATCGGCTACGTCGCCCACTTCGCCAAGGTGGTCGGCAAAGAGCTGGGCGAGGTCGAGGAGTTCCTGTTCGAGGACCAGAAGGACGACGGCTCGACCGCCTACATCTCGGCGTTCCGGGTGCGGTTCTCGTCGGGCTTCCGGGTCGAGGCGCTGTCGTCCCGGCCCGAGAACATCCGCGGCCTCCAGGGCACCGTCTGCATCGACGAGGCGGCCTTCCACAAGGACGTCCGCGCCGTTCTCGACAGCGTCAACGCGCTGCTGATCTGGGGCGGCAAGATCCGCGTCATCAGCACCCACAACGGGGTGCTCAACCCGTTCAACGACCTGGTGCGCGAGGCCCGGGCCGGCAAGACGCCATTCCGGATCCACGACATCCCGTTCTCGAAGGCCGTCGAGAACGGCCTGTTCAAGCGGATGTGTCTGATCAACGGGCACGCCTGGTCGCCGGAGGCGGAGGCGGCGTGGGAGGCCAAAATCCGCGGTGCCTATGGGCCCCGCACAGCGGCGATGCGCCAGGAGCTGGACGCGATCCCGGCCGAGGCCGAGGGCGCAGCCCTCACCCGGGTGCAGATCGAGGCCTGCATGCGGCAGGGTATCCCGATCGTCCGCTGGCACTGCCCCGACGCTCTGAAGAACGCACCCGAGGAGACCCGCAAGCGGACGGCGCTCGATTTTTGCGAGCGCGAGCTGAGGCCGATCCTCGACACGCTCGACAAGCGCCGACAACACGTCTTCGGTGAGGACTTTGCGCGCAGCGGTGATCTCACGGCCATCATGCCGCTGGAGATCGGCGCCGACCTGGTGCGGCGCGCGGCCTTCGTGCTCGAGCTGCGCAACGCGCCGTTCGACGTGCAGCGCATCGTCCTGTTCTACGTCGTCGAGCGGCTGCCGCGCATGTCGGGCGGCATGCTCGACGCGACCGGCAACGGCGCATATCTGGCCGAGGCGACGGCACAGAAGTTCGGCCCGTCGATCGTCGAGGTGAAGCTGTCCCAGGAGTGGTACCGGCAGAACATGCCGGCCTATATCGAGGCGTTTTCCGACCGCACCGTGGTGCTGCCGGCCGACGAGGACATCCTGCGTGACCATCAGGGCCTGCAATATGTCGGCGGCATCATCAAGGTCCCGGACGATCACAGCAACAAGGGTGCGGACGGCTTCGATCGCCACGGCGACACGGCGGTCGCCGGCGCGCTCGCCTGGGCCGCCTCGCGCGCGAACCTGCCCGAATACGCCTACGTGCCGGCCAGCGAGATCGCTGCCGACGGAGAGGCCGGGCTCGGCCTTCGGAGGGTGCTGTGGTGACGGCCCCGCAGGCCCGTCTTCCCGAGCCGTCGACGCCGTTCGGGCGGGCGTTGAAGCGCGCCTTGGTGCGGCTCGAGGACGTTCTGATCGAGGAGCTGCACGCCGTCCTCGAGGAGGAGCGCCGGGCCGCGTGGGCGCAGGGGCTCCAGGAGGGGCGGCGCGAGCGCCGCCGGCCCGCCACCGAGGGCGGCGGCGCACCATCGAACGAAGAGCTGCGCGCGATCTACTCGCGCAAACGAGAGAGGTGAAACATGAGCGCCGTCACATTGCTGGCCCCGCAGAATCAGGCGACCGGCACGGTCGCCGGCCCGTCGTCCGGCGCGTCCTACACGCTCGGCGCCGATCGCCGGCTGGCGGTCTCGGACCCGGGCGACATCGCCGCGTGGCTGGCCGCCGGGTGGCGCTATTGGGTGCCGCCCGATCCGCTGGAGCAGACCGTGACGGCGCTCGCCGGCCTGGCCCAGGCGCTCGCACCGTGCTCGTCGGCGACACCGCTCGACGGCGTCCCGGACGGCCGCGCGGTCGGGGTCGCCTGCACGGCGGCCGGGACCGTGACGCTCACGCTGGCCGACGACACCACGGTCGTGATTCCGGTGAATGCGGGATGGTCGGAGCTGGCCTTCGCCGCCAAGTCGGCCGTGGCCACGACGGCCACGGCGACCTTCGTCAAATTGAGGTGATGCCGCCATGCGCTCCGTCATGGCCCCGGCCGCCGTCGCCGCTCCCGCCGTCGTCGGGCGCGTATCGTCGATCGTCATCGCGGCGGCCGACAGCTACGATGCGGCGCGGGCGAGCGCCGACTATCGGGCGCCCGGGGTGAACGACCACGCGTTCGTGGCCGGCCTCGTCAACGATGCCGCTACGGGGCTGATCAGGGCGGGCGCCGTCACGCTGAGAGCCGGGACGTATTCGCTGGGTGGGCCGCTCCTGATCGACCGCGATTGGGTCACCTTGCAGGGCGAGTCCAGGCCGTTCTGGTCGCGCTATCTCGGGCCATTCGACGCCGGCGCGGTGAACGTGCCGGGCGCTCCGGGAGGGGCGAAGCTGCTGCAGACGGTCGCGGGGCTAAACGGCATCGAGGTCGGCACCGCCAACTTGAACGGGGACACCAGGCACAAGGGGCTCGCGTTCCGGGATCTCTATCTGGCCGGCCCGAAGGCGAACGGTCTCGCCTATGGCGGGACCGGAATCTACGACGGCGCCAACACCGACTTCTCGGTGATCGAAGGCTGTCAGGTCGAGGGATGGGCGGCCGGCATCGACGTCGCTTGGGACTCGCCGACAATCGTCTACAACAGCGTCCAGGCCATCGGCGGGTTCGGCATCAAGGCGAGGTTCGTGTTCGGCAACATATCGGGAAATCTCGTGTTCGACCTGGCCGGGCCGGGGATCTGGATCGATTGGTCGACGACGATCGCGGCGGCCCTCGGCGGCGCTCGGGTCGTCTCGAACATCATCGGCAACGTGACGGGCGACGACGGCATCGTGGTGCTCAACCTGTCCGGCCACCCGATCGTCGGTGTCGCCATCGCCGCCAACCACCTGCAGGCGATTCACCGGAACGGCATCGCGCTGGGTCTCGCCCATCGGTGTGCTGTGTCCGGCAACACGATCGAGCTGTCCGGGATCTTCACGCCCTACCAGAACAGCAACAGCGCAGGGCACGGCATCAGTCTCGGCGTTCCGGGGTTGGCCGCGTCGAACAACAACACCATCGTCGGGAACACCATCTCCAACCAGGCGGCGGCTTCGTCGACCGGCTTCGCGGTCGCGATGCTGCACACCAGCACGAATAATGCCGTCACGGGGAATGCGATCTCGGGGACGGCTTGGAACGGGGGTGGCTCGAATGTGCAGCGTGGCAGCGGGAACGTGTTCCAGTCGAATGCTGGAGAGACCTGAATGCTCGCGAGACCTGATGGGGGCATCGGAGCCGATGCCGTCCTGCCGGCAGACGGCAAGAGTTCCTGCTCTGCTTTACACTACGT